CGAGAGCGTCGTGCGCATCCGGGACACGCCCGCCAACGGGAGCAACACCCGGACGGTGACGCTGTCGGGGGTCGCCCTCGTCAACAATACGAGCTACTGGCTGCTGCCCGATCGGCGGAACCCGGAGGTGTCGACGGTCCTCCAGCTCAGACCATTCAACCGGACGCGCTCGGACTGGTGGAAGGCGTTCCCGAACTGGTTCGACGCCAACCTCGATTCGCCGAGATATTGGGCGATGCTGGGATCGCCGAACGACCTTGTCATCAACGGCTCGGAGGGCCACCCGCAGCCGATACCGGGCGACATCGTGGGCATGGCGAAGATGCTGACCGCGCTCCTCTATTGGCAAGCGAAGGCCGGCGCATCGGGAACGGTCGCGACTCCGACCGGCGACCTCATCGACCTCGCGGCCCGGGATCCGGTGGGCTACCCGGAGTTCGTCCGCGACTGGCGGATCAGGACGGCGGTGAGTGGTGTCTAAGGAACGAGACTGCGGGATGCTGCTGACTCGGGCCGGCCGGAGCACCGAGTCATACGACGAGTGGGTTACTAGTCGCGGACATGCCGCGCCTCGAGTCCACTTGAAGAGCATTCCCGCAGTGGGTCCAGTATATGTCTAAGGTGCAGGGCATGGACGCGCTCCAGGCACGGTTGAAGGCGATCGGCGAGCTCCAGCCCGCCATGCGCGCGCTCCAGCTCTCGACGATCCACGAGGCGCAGGCGCGCGTTCATCGCAAGACCGGCCACCTCCAGCGGAGCATCGTGCCGGGTCCGGTGAGCGAGACCCATGCGGTCGTCGAGGCCCGAACGTCCTATGCCGCCGCGCTCGAGGAAGGTGCCAAGCCGCACATCATCAAGCCCAAGAACGCGCGGGTCCTTGCGTGGGGCGGCGAGCGTCGGTTGACCGGGCGGCTCAAGTCAGGCTCCAAGCCCGACCACTTCGCGGCGCTCGTCCACCATCCGGGCAACAAGCCGTATCCGTACCTCGTTCCCGGTGCCAAAAAGGCCCTTGAGAAGGCGGGCATCCTCGGTGAGATCGTCAAGCGTTGGAACAAGGCCGGATGAGCACCGAGCGCAGCGACCTCGTCAACGGGCTGCTTGCGATGCTTGATGCGTTCATCGCGGCCAACCAGACCCTCCTCGTCCGACGGTTCAAGGTCCGTCCGCCGTCGCTCGTGACCGATACGCCATGCGCCTACATCGACCTCCGGCCGGCCAGCGTGTCCTATGACTCGGCGCGGCGCATTACCCAGTTCACACCGTCCATCGTATTCGTCGATCGACTGACCGATAACGGCGAGACGATGGACCGCTTCGATAGGCTCATCGACGCCTTCCAGGATCACCTCGCCCTCTACCCGCACATCGTGGCGGGGACGGCGTGGAGCACGGGGACGTGGGCCGATGAGTCCGAGACCCTCGGAGATCCCGAGGGACGAACCGTGCCGGCGGCTGCGGCCCGCTGGACGTTCGGTCCGATCACCTTCGACGTGCCGCGCATCTAGCTCGCAGCCCGGCCCGCTCTGGGCCGAATACCTCACAGAAGGCCCGCCACGTCGGCGGGTCTCTTCGTGCCCGGAGAGAAAGGGACATCCATCGTGGCGCAAGGCTTTACCCGGTTCCGCCGCGTCCAGATCGGCAAGCAGAGCGTGATCGGCACCGCCGTAGCTGCCACGCGCGTCCTGCCCTGGCGTGGTCTCATCGAATACAACCCGAACCGCACCGACCCGGACGTGGACGTCGGGTCGCTCGACCCGGTCCTGACCCCGTACATGCTCGCCCCCGAGGCGACCATCTCGGGCATGTCGGGTCCGCTGGACTACGACGACATCGTCACCCGGCTCTCGGCGGGCATCAAGGGCGGCGTCACGCCAACCGGGCCGACTGGCGGCACGGCGTACACCTGGACCTTCCAGGCAGCGTCGCTGACCGCGGATGCCTTCGATTACTACTCGGTCCAGACCGGCGACGACACGTCGGACGCGAATGGCGCCGGGTCGAACGGTTTCGGCGGGGTCATCAACTCTCTCTCGGAGGAGATGCCGCAGGATCTTGGTCCGTGGACGATCAACGACGACTGGGTCTTCGCGAACGCGACCTATGGCAACCGGACGTCGCTCACCCCACCTTCGGCCGAGGCGTGGGACTTCGGCGCCGACACGGCCTTCTACCTCGACTCGAACGCGCTGGCGATCGGCGTTACGCCGTTGGCTGCCGCGGTGCGAGGCGCGACACTGACCGTCAACAACAACCTCGACCAGAAGCGGTACGCCGACGGCTCGAACGTCCGCTTCAACCTCCAGGCCTTCGGTCGCGGTCCGCGCGAGATCACCTTGGAGATCACCGTCGAGAAGACGACGGCCACGATCGCCGAGGTCGCGACGCTCGACGACACGCCGGTCCCGAACCGGTACTGGAAGATCGCCTCGAGCTCGACCGAGTTCGCGGGCACGGCCATCCCGTACTCATCGAACACGTTCCTGCCGATGCGGTTGTTCTCGGTCGCCAACGGGGAAATCGACAACAACACGACCTTCGTCCTGACCTACAAGGGCTTCTACGACCTGACGTTGACGTACTCGTACAAGCGGGTCGTCATCAACCAGCGGTCGGCGTTGCCGTAAGCCATAGAGAGGTGCTCGCATGTCTGTGCTCGACAGACCCGAACTCGTCCCCGTTCCGCTGGGGTACTGCCCGTGCGAGGGCACGCCCCACGCGGACGGGGACACCGTCTACCTGTACCCCGAGCTGTCCATGTCCGGGGGCATGGCGGCACAGGCCGCCATCTCGGAGGCGGTGACTCCGACTGGCCTCGACCAGATCAAGCTCCAGGAGCTCCTCGCCAAGGTCTGGATCACCCACGGGGTCGCGTCGTGGACGTTCCTCGAGGATCCGGACGCGAACGGCAAGCGCGCCGAGGTTCCGCTGACCGCGGACAACATCGTCCTCGCGCTGCCCTACGGCAAGGGCGGCCGGCTCGTCGCGGACAAGGCCGACGACCTGTACAACGAAGCCGTGCTCGCCCCTTTAGTCGAGAGGTCGAACATGCTCTTGAAGCGTGGGTCGACACGTACACCCGGCCAAGCATCACCGAACCGGGCTACCCGGCGCTCGCAGCCGAGGCGATCGTCGACCGCTACTACGGGCAAGGCGCGTCCCGCCGCATGACGTGGACGGCGTGGATGACGGCTCGTCGCCTCCTCTGGGAGGAGCAGATGGGCCGTCACCTCCGCGCCGGTGTCAACGCCAAGTCGTCCGAGTACGCGCGCTCGGTAGCCCTGCTCAAGAAGCATGGCGCAGTCCAGGAGTCCTGAGTGGCAGTCGCCGAGACAGCGAAACTCATCGTCGACCTGTCTCTGACGGGCAACTACAAGTCGGGGCTCGCCTCTGCCCAGCGGGGCTTCGCGGGCCTCGG